CGCCTTATTAGATGAGCCCGATGCTTCATGCATCTGGGCTGTCCGTCAGATTTGCAACCTGACAGGCAAGGTCGACGCGCTCACTACCCCCTTACGGGAGCGTGATGCGCGCCGGGCCTTCATCAAGACCGACGTTGAACTCTCTGAGCACTACGACATGCACGAATCGTCCATGCCGTACTCTCACTTCGATGAAGTGAATCTCAGGTTGTTCGGGGATCTTTTCGATCACTGCGTGAAAGTAATTTCTCACTTTGATCTGATTCCCAGTCACGGTCCTGGGGCTGTAGCCGACAGGCTTTCGCACCCAGAGCGATGGAATTTTGATTACTGGACTGAACGTCTCGAAGAAGTTTTTCCTTCGTGGCGCTATGCACAGAATCTTCCTTCCTATCGTGATCGTGACAACGTCCCCACTTCGGCCGAACTTCCCGTAAGGGTGGTTTCGGTTCCGAAGACCCGCGCAAAGCCTAGAATTATCGCAATCGAGCCCTCTACCATGCAGTATGCACAGCAGGGACTTAAGAGAGAGATCTATCGATTCGTCGATGGGTCACCTCTCAGCGATATTCTGGGCTTCACGGATCAGACAAGAAATCAGCAGTTGGCGCTCGAAGCGTCAATCACTGGTTCCATGGCCACGCTCGATCTGAGCGAGGCGTCTGACCGTGTTCATGTCAACCTTGTTTCAAGGTTGCTGAAGCGATGGCCGCACACCCATGACTTTGTCATGGCTACACGGTCATATCGGGCAGACGTAGATGGTGAGACCATAAATCTCGCCAAATACGCCTCGATGGGTTCGGCACTGACTTTTCCTATTGAGGCGATCATCTTTACGATCATCGCTTTCATGGGAATCGACATTGCCGAAGGCAGGCGCACGTCTATCCGACAAGCTGTCGGACGGACAAGCGACTATGGTGATGATATTATCATCCCCATAGATGCGACAACTGAGGTTATTCGCCTTCTCGAAACCTTCGGTTTCAAGGTGAATAAGGGCAAGTCTTTCTGGACTGGAAAGTTCAGAGAGTCTTGTGGAAAGGAGTACTATGGAGGCAGTGATGTCTCTGTAGTTCGCCTTCGCGCGGAGGTGCCAACCTCCCCTCAGGATGCAGTTCTCATCCGTCGGTTCACCGAATTCCGCAACCGGTCCTATCGGGCCGGTTTGTGGCGTACGGTGAAGAAGGCTGATAGCTATCTGAACCAAGTGGTTCGGATGGCAACTCGTCACGTCGACGAGTCTTCAGCCTTCCCGTCTTCCGAGTTGGCGCGTGAAAGTGTTCTTCGCGTGTACCACCGCGTGAGCTGGGATTCCCAGTATCACAGGTGGACACGTGCAGGCACGTTTTGCGTACCCACACGCCGCACTTATAGTGTCGGCGGCGAAGGTGGCGTTCTCAAGTGGTTCTTCGAGAATCAAGACACTGGAGATGTTGCGTACCAGCGTAGCGACTCCTTTGAGAGCCAAGAACGTGCCCATACGTTCCGCATAAAATATGGGAAACGGG